AAGATACAGCATTGGAATATAGAAGATAATGCTATCATCACATCTAAAATTAAAGATGATAGCGTAACATTAGCAAAGTTAGCTAACGGTGCTTTACCTACAGATATAACTATAGCAAGTGCTAACATTGTAGATGGTACGATAGTTAATGACGATGTTAATGCGTCAGCAGCAATAGCTGGTACAAAAGTTACACCAGCTTTTGGAAGTCAGAACTTATCTACATCTGGTACAGCTGCAACTGGAGCTTTAACAGTAACAGGAAACATTGGTGTCTCAGGAACTGTAGATGGAAGAGATGTAGCTGCTGATGGTACAAAATTAGACGGTATAGAATCCGCAGCTACAGCTGACCAAACAGCCGCAGAGATCAGAACCCTTGTAGAAAGTGCTAGTGATAGCAACGTGTTTACTGATGCTGACCATAGTAAGTTAAATGCTATTGAGCCAAGTGCAACTGCTGACCAGACTGCTGCTGAGATACGTACTCTTGTAGAATCTGCTACTAACTCAAATGTTTTTACTGATGCAGATCATACAAAGTTAAACAACATAGAGACAGCAGCTACAGCAGATCAGACTGCTAGTGAGATTAAAACTTTACTTCAGTCTAATAAACTTACTAATTCTGAAATAGCGACTGGTACTTTAGATGGTAGATATTATACAGAGACAGAACTTGACCCTTCTGCTAGTGCTGGTCAAAACGTATTAGATGCTAGATACTATACAGAAACAGAAGCTGAAGCTAAGTTCCTTAGACAGGATTCTTCTGAAACTATTGCTAGTGGTGCTACTTGGTCTAACTCAGACGCATTTGTAGCTACAACAGCAGCTATTAACGCCCGTATTGTTGACCTTATTGATGATGTTGGTGGTTTCATAGCTATAGCAAACCAAACTAGTTTCCCAACTACAAACCCACAAGGAACAGCAGGACAAGCAGCGATATTAAGTATATCAGCTACAACAGCAACACTGACACCTAGCGGAACAACTGTTACCATAACAGACGGAGCTGGGTCAGGAAACGATGTAACTATTACTGGTGTATCTTCTGCAATTCCTAATGGATTTGGATTCTTGGTAGAGTCTACTGGTACAACACATACTTACACCTTTCACAGGCTTGTACCCAAGGCTACAGAGGTTACAACAGTTGCAACCAACATAACCAATATTGCGGCAGCCGGTGCGAACGTAGCTGACATCAATAACTTTGCTGACATATATCAGATAGCTGGTAGTGCTCCTACACAGAGAGCTGATGGAACTTCACTACAAGATGGTGACTTATGGTTTGATAATAGTAACGATAACTTAACTGTATGGAATGGTAGTTCATTTGCTACTATTACTCCTTCTCAGTCAGTTCTTGATGACGTAGCTATTG